AATTAGAGCAGCAATCAAAGGATATAAAACTATGCTGGCTATACATCCATTCATATTACATTTTCATGGTAAGTCTTCTTGGGATGGAGCTGAATCTACAGAACAAGAAAAAGTTAGAAGAGACCAGTATTTAAAAAAAGGTGTAGAGAAATGGGGAGAAGATCTAACAGAGATATTTATTAAAGGAACTGATGCCAAAGAACATGCTCATAAAATAGGTTTAGGAAAAGAATTTGACAACAACGAGCAATATAATATTATACGTATATTGAAAAAATGCTAAGTATTGATACAGTTCAAGATATAAAAAAACTAATAAACAAGCGTTTAACCGTGATAAAGGATGAACTTTGCTATGGTATAGACACGCTTGATAAACTTCATTATTCTAGGGGTCAACTCAGAGCCTTAGAAACTCTGCTTCAGGATCTTAATGACCTGCTGAAACGGGAGAATAGTGAAGATGACGACGACAGTAACAACTGATATTCCTTCTATACATGAAGGTTTAAAAGACGTTTACCAAGATAAAGAAGTGGTTGAGAAAGTTCTCAATCCAAACTCAATAGATAAATCTACTTTAGATAGAATGCCTCAGCCAACAGGCTGGAGACTTTTAGTCTTGCCTTATGCTGGGCCAGCTCAAACTAAAGGTGGAATTATTCTATCTGATAGTTCTAAAGACACAATCCAAATGACAACTGTTTGTGCCTACGTTCTTAAAATGGGAAATCTTTGTTTTAGAGATAAAGATAAATTTCCATTAGGACCATGGTGCAAAGAAGGTGAGTGGGTAATTTTTGGAAGATATGCAGGTAGCCGATTCAAAATAGAAGGAGGTGAAGTTAGAATTCTTAATGATGATGAAATCATTGCTAAGATAGATAACCCCTCTGATATTTTGCACATGTACTAATAGGAGGACAACATTGATGAAACAAAAAAACAACCAGAGGTAGAATTAGATCTAGATGATGCCAAGGAAACTTCGGTTGAATTAAAAGACAAAGAAGAACCTAAAAAAGCACCTAACTTAAATGTTGGTGAAGTTGATTTAGGATATACAAATCATGACAACAAATCTGAAAAAGATAAAATTGTTATTGAAGAAACGGATGATCAACCTAAAGTTGAAGCTAAAGTAGAACAAAAACAACCAGTTGATAATCTAGAACAGCACACAGAAAGCGTAAAAAAACGTATTGATAAATTAACTTATAAAATACGTGAAGCAGAAAGAAGAGAACAAGCTGCTTTAGAATATGCTAAAGGTTTACAGAAAAAATACTCAGATGCTGAATCTAAGTATATGGATGTAGACACAAACTATATTAAAGAATTTGACGCAAGAGTTGATGCTCAACGTGCTCAAGCTAAAGCTAAGTTAAAGCTTGCCATTGAGTCTCAAGATGCGGAACAAATCGTAACTGCACAAGATGAACTGACAAGGTTGTCCGTTGAAAAAGAAAAGGCACGAATCGTTATGAGCGAACGTGAGGTAGCTAGAAAATCTTTTGATGAACAACAAAAAGCTCAACCTGTGCAAAAAGCACCACAACAACCAATCATTCCAAGTACAAAAGCTAAGTCATGGGCTGAAAAGAATGAGTGGTTTGGTAATGATAAATACATGACAAACTCAGCATTTATGCTTCATGAAGACTTGGTAAGTCAGGGGTTTGACGCAGAGAGTGATGAGTACTATAATGAAGTAGATAAACGAATGCAGGATTTATATCCTCATAAGTTTGCTAAATCTCAGGAATCTGAGGTTACAGAGGAGAACAGGAAACCCGTCCAAACTGTTGCTTCTGCTGGAAGAAAACAATCAGGACGCAGAACCGTGAAACTCACCAAGTCACAGGTGGCTATTGCCAAAAAATTAGGGGTGCCACTAGAAGAGTACGCTAAATACGTGAAGGAGGTATAATGAGCGATAAAATAAATAATAGAACTTCACGCGAGTCAGAAGTAAGAAATAAGGATCTTCGTAAGAAGCCTTGGACTCCACCGTCAAGTCTGGATGCACCTAAAGCACCAGCGGGTTTTGTTCACAGATGGATTAGAACAGAATCGCAGGGTTTTCAGGATACGGCAAACGTATCTAAAAAACTCAGAGAAGGTTGGGAATTTGTGAGATCTGAAGAAATTAAAAATTCTACAGGTGATCATGATTATCCAGTAATCGCTGAGGGAAAATATGCTGGGTTAGTCGGGGTTGGCGGCCTTGTGTTGGCAAGGATACCTGAAGAAATTGTCAAAAGTCGTTCCGAGTATTTTAAAAAAATTACTCAGGAGAGAATAAAGTCGATTGATGCTGATTTAATGAAGGAACAACGACCTGGAATGCCTATCAATATTGATAGACAGTCCCGTGTAACTTTTGGTGGTGGACGTAAGTCATAATTGTTTGGCAAAAGTCAACTACTGTAAATTAAATTAAAACAAACGGAGTATAAATAAATGGCAAACGTAACAGAAAGATTTGGTCTAAGACCAAGTCGACAACTTAATGGCAGTCCATTTATCAACGCCCAAAACAGATATAGAGTAGCAACTAATAACTCTACTAACATTTACCAAGGTGATGTGGTTATACCATTCAATTCTGGTACAGTTGGAAGAGCAGTTGCAAATACTTCTACACCTGCTGTGGGAGTTTTTAATGGCTGTTTTTATACAGATCCGACAACTCAAAAACCAACATGGAAGAATTATCTTCCAAGTTCAGTTAACGCAAGCGACATCGTTGCTTTCGTAATTGATGCACCAGACACAGTATTCGAAGTGAATGCTAATGGTGTATTTGCAGTTGCCGACATCTTTAAAAACTTTTCAGTTAATAATGTAACTGGAAATATACAAACAGGTATATCTTATGTACAATTAGATGTAGCGAATTCAGGAACGGATTCTACATATTTAGTTCAAGCAATTGATATATCAGGTGACGTACTTAACAGTGACGTAACTGTCTCTAATGCAAATGTTCTTGTTAGAATTAACAACCATTTCTATAAAGCAGCTACTTCAGGACTATAATAGGAGAATATAAACTATGGCTATATCACGATCACAACTAGTTAAAGAACTAGAGCCAGGATTGAATGCCCTATTCGGCCTGGAATACAACAGATACGACAACGAACACGCAGAAATCTTTACATCTGAATCTTCAGACAGAGCTTTTGAAGAAGAAGTAATGTTAACAGGTTTTGCGGGTGCAGCTATCAAACAAGAAGGTGCAGGAGTGCAATTCGACCAAGCTTCTGAAGCCTACACTTCAAGATACACTCATAATACAATTGCTTTAGCATTTGCTATTACTGAGGAAGCTATTGAAGATAACTTGTATGATAGATTAGCTTCTAGATACACTAGAGCTTTAGCTCGTTCAATGTCACAAACTAAACAAACAATAGCAGCTAACGTATTGAATAATGGTTTTGATTCTACATACACAGGCGGCGATGGAGTTCAGCTTTTAGCTAACAACCACCCTCTTGCTAATGGATCAACATTTTCAAACATTTTAGCTACTGCAGCGGATCTTAACGAAACTTCTTTAGAACAATCGTTAATTGACATTGCAGGATTTGTAGATGAAAGAGGATTGAAAATCGCTCTTCAAGGTAGAAAATTGATTATTCCAAAAGAATTACAATTTACTGCTGAGAGAGTTTTAAGATCTCCACTTAGAACATTTACATCTGATAACGATATCAATGCTATGTTAAATATGGGAATGATTCCTGAAGGTTACAGAATCAACCATTTCTTAACTGATACAGATGCATTCTTTATCATTACAGATGCTCCTAACGGATTGAAAAATTTCGTTAGAAGTCCAATCAAAACAGCTATTGAAGGCGATTTTGACACTGGTAACGTTAGATTTAAAGCTAGAGAAAGATACAGCTTCGGTTGGTCTGACCCTAGAGGAATCTTCGGAACACCAGGAGCGGCTTAATAATTAAGTCTTTTCATAAAAGGGGCCAAGGTTTACTTTGGCCCCTTTTTCTTTTATAATAATAAATAATCTAGATATAATTAGTTTTGTAGACTGGCTAGACAGACGGTATAGAGACTACAGAGCTTAACCACTATACGGGAGAATAATATGGGCAGATCAACATTTTCAGGACCAGTAGAATCTTTAGCAGGTTTTATTAGTGCTGGAATATCAAACTCAGTAACAACAGCAGTAAGTAGAACATTAGATGTGGCTAACTTTGCTGGAAAACAAATCTATTACACAAGTACAGCTGCAGCAACTTTTACTTTACCTGCAGTAAATTCAACTTCACCAAGTGATCCAACTGATCCAAATCAGGATAATAATTACGGTGCAACTTTTGATTTTGTACTTTCAACAACAGTAACAGGTAATTTTGTAGTACAAGTAGCTAATGCTTCTGATACTATAGTAGGAACAGCCATTTTCGGTTCTGGAACTACTGCATTAGTATTTAGCACAGCAACTGCATCAGACACTATTACTTTAAATGGTACAACTACAGGCGGAGTAGGCGGAGCAACTGTAACTGCTACAGTAGTTGGAGCTAACAGATACAAAGTTAATGTAGTATCTGGAGCTACAGGAGCAGTAGCAACACCATTTAGTGCTGCAGTATAATTAATTTATTTTAAGGAGCTCTTCGGGGCTCCTTAAATACTAAGGAGTTTAAATGAGTAAAAGTGATGTAAAACCAATCGTAATTGCAGCCGCACAAACAAGTGCAGTAGCTTTTACTGGAAGAACAAGATTAAGAGGATATGCTTTGCAGTCAGTCGGAACTTCAGGAACTGTTATTATTAATGGTTTAGCAAATGCTACTACAGTTAGTGTGTCTACAAATACACAAGTTTATATGTTAGGTTCTGTTGGAGCTGGACAAACTTCTACATTAAATCTTCCAGAAGATGGTGTTTTATATGCAGGTACTAATGGCGTTGGAATTGTTGACGGTGTTGGAATAGTTAATAATTCTGGGATAGTTGTTACATTATTTATAGACAGATAATAAAATGCGTAAGTTTGGTATCCAATTAAGAGGAACAGGTAAAGCTGTTGCAAAGATGTCCTTAGGTGGAGATTTAGCAACTAAATCTAATATATATCAAGGCAAGCCAGGAACTTACGAACAAAGTTATTATACACAAGCTTTATTTCCACAAGCAACGCAGGCTGAATATGTTCCACCCCCTTCTACTGATGAAAAAAAAGAAGATAAAAAAGAAGAAAAAATGGCTAGAGGCGGAGCAGTTAAGCCAGTTAATCCCAAAAAAAAGAAAAAAATAGGGCAAAAAAAGAAAATTTAATTTCTTGTAATGTCTTATTTAAATGCTAACATACCTCCAATTTATTGTAAAATAAGAAAGGAATATTTATATGACTTACGAGAACATCAAGGAGAAACTGAAGATTGTGTGGTCTTTGCTATTGCAAGCATTCCAGGGCGTGCAATCTTATTTCATGCTTTACTTACGAATGGTGCAATATATTGGAGGCTTCCTATCAGTGCTTTTCTTCAAGGA